CTAACCCGCCTTGCTAGTGAATTGGGAATGTCACTTGAATGTAATTGGTGCCTTTATCGCTATACAGAGGCCCGCCAGCGTTGAATAAGCCCTCCCCTGCCCTAACGGCTATGGAAGCAGGGCCTGTGCCTGTAACGGCCCCTAGAAGCGCAGTTCCGCGATATGCGTTCCCGCCGCTAATCGTGAAGCGGTCGCCGTTCAATACACCGTCCTTGACAATCGAAGCCTGAATTGGCCCTGTTCCAATGTCGGCAATCTCTTTCATCGGCAGACGCGATTGCATCACCACGCCTTGGGTCTTCGATTCCTCCACGAACATATTGACGGTTGTAAGCGGTGGGAGATTGCCCCTACTGCGCTCATAAGCGCCTTTGCCGTATTCCAGTGGCATTAGAAATAATCCGCCAGTTCTTTGGCTTCCGAGAACCGACCGCTCAATTCGCCTTTGAACCGCATGGCCCGATGCATCGTGGCGGGCGGAACCTGTGCACCGAACATTTCCGCATATTCAAGCGCCAGAAGCGCCGCCAATCCGGTCTTGTCGCGCTCTGCCAGCGGCGCGTCACTATCAAGTGTGAGGTCGTGGGCAATCTCCCACCGGCCAAGGCTAAACACATATTGCTTGCGTTCTGTGCTGGTAACAACAACGATGGCGCTTAAATCTTTTGGCGTCCGGTCATCATCGCCATAAACTTCAATTGTATCAGGAATTGTGATTGTCGCGTTATCGGCAATTATCCGCTCGTCTTCCTTGGCGGTATAATCTTCGGTCGCGTAAACTTCGGTGAAAGGCCCAAGCGGACCCTTTGAAAACATGCTGTTGTAAAGCGATATGAGCGCGCCCATGCCCTCATCGGCCTCGGCAGCGCGAGGCGTCCGACCAATGCCTACAATGCGGGCTTGGCGAAGCGCTAGGGTAACAATATCACGGCAAGTTGTCATATCATCCCCCTAATGAAAAGGGGCGACCCGAAAGTCGCCCCAACCCTTAATTAAAGCGCAGCCGCGCCAACGTATCCTGTAAATACTCCATGGTCTTGACCGTTGTAGATCAGCTTTTCGACGCCGAGCATTTCGTGAATACCAACGCCCTTCACAAAGCCATAATCACGAACATCGGTAGTTGACTTGGTGTATTGTGCCCATGCAACGCCGAGCGCTTGCGCACCGCAGAGATAGTATGGGGCAACGCGCGCCGAAGAAGCGCCAACCGTGCCGATTGCGGTGATTTCAGGCACCTTGCGGATGACAACGCCATCATAAAGCAGGTCGCCATCACGGAATAGCGGGTTATTCTTGCCGCGTTCCATCGCATCCGAATGGACAGTCACTAAGTCAGCTTTGAGGTCGCGGTAAACGTCCGAACCCACAAACATGACGTAGCTTTCTTCGTCCTCAGTCGCCACAACAGGGCGGATGATGGGCGTTGCCGTTTCTGCCAAAGCCTTCGCCTTGGACACAATCGACTTGCTCATCGTCATGCCAGCAGTAACCAGCAAGAGGTCGGCAGAGTGGTCGGTATAAGAACCAACGCCAGTGCCGAACAATACGCGGTCGTTATTGGCAACCAGCCAAGCATCCTTGACTGGTTCCGACGCCGAGCCATAAGCCGTTCCAGACTTGGAGCCGAGCGCGGTGATGATGTCCGTGCGCAGCTTTTCCATTGCCCACAGTTTCAGCATCGACTTGGCGGCGTCACGCAGCGGGATGCCGGTAAACTGCTGGTCGTTATCGGTTACTGCAACAGCATGACGGCGGGTGGCGACTTCGATTTTGTGACCGTAGTTGCCGAGCGCCTCTTCATTGCCTTCGAGCAAGCCGTTGCCAGTCTGGCCTGCACCAGTCAGCTTGGTAACAAGCGGAACGGTGATGCCGTCGCCAGCCTTTTTAGTCAGATCGGAAAGCGTCTGAATGATGCTGTTTTCGTCCGTGCCCATATACCGCTTGAAACGGTTGGCGCGCACATATTCCTTGAAAAAGTTTGCATCCCAAAGTTCTTCAACATTGGCTGCCTGAACAGTTGTAAAAGCCATGATTTATTCCTTTACGGCCCTTTGCCGTTAATGATTTCGTGGAGTGTCAGCGGCACCGGAACGCCCACGCTGCTGCGTGAACTTTGGCTATCCGCTAGCGATTGAGGAATTTGAGGCGCTTGGGCAGCGGGTTGCTGCGCCATCTCGGCCTGCATTTCCTCACGAATTCTTGCTTTCAGGCTTTCGACATCGGTTGCGCCAAGTTCCTGCATTGCCTTGTGGTTCTTGGCGATTTGATACGCCTTGTTCCAAGGGTGAGGGTCGCTAAGTACCTGCTGGCGAAGCACGGGGTTTTCTTCGGCGAGAGCGAGGAAGGCCTCTTTCATCTCGTCAAAGTCCGCGTTCGCCTGCCGCACCATCATTTCCGACATATCCAGCTTGCTGTTGAATGTTGCCTGCTGGACGGCGGTTGATACGACTTGGCTTCCGAATTGCTGCTGCCATGCGCTCTCGTCCTCGAATACCGAGGGCAAGGGCTGTGGCGGATTTTGCAGCGCCTGTAGATGCTCTTCGAGTTCCCTAGCGCGTTGCTCCGCTTTCTGGCGGCGTTCACGCTCCCCCTTTACGGCGGCATGTTCAAATGGAGGCTCTTCGACTGGCGCAGGCGACGCGCTCTCTGTTTCGCCCTTCGGCGCAAACTTCCCGTCGCTTTGGCGCGGCTGCGCTTCGGCAACAGGTTCCGCAACAACTTCTTCTGTTACGATGTCTGCAATAGGTTCGTCTGATAGAATATCCTGCATTGTGTCCATGATGGTTCCCGAAACGCCCGAACAGCGGCGACCTGATAACGCCCGCATGGCAGCGGCGACCTGCATTAAAAAACCCCGCCGAAGCAGGGTCATTCAATCTCATATTGGTAGGCTTATGCAGCCATCCCCATGCCCGCCTGCATCGCGTCAATCTGGACATTTGCGACGGTTGCTTGAGCGGTCGCCATGTTCTTGGCGGTTTCGCTCTGTGTCTTTTCAACTTCAGCCTGTGCGCCTTCCATCTGCAATTGCTGCATTGGCTCCTGCGATGGGTCGGGCTGCGATAGCTTCTTGGTTATCTCGCGCAGCTTGTCCTTGTTGCGCAGGTTCGACGCCTCAATCATCAACTCAAACATGGTGGGCAGATATTGCGGCGGGGCCATCGGTGCTAGTTTCGCCAATTGCTCAAACTGCTCGATTTGCAGCGTCGGGCTGTCCATCGTCTCATCGATCTGAATATCAACGTCCATCTGCGCCACCGCGTTAGCAGGCCGCTGCATTTGCGGGTCCATCTGGATTTGCTGCGCGTATTGACCTGCCGTGGCCTCATCTATCTCGCCAGCCTTTAGCGCGTCCTTGATCTTCATTATTGCCATGTGGCCTTGCGTGACGTTCAGGCCGACAAAACGCACGTTCTTTTCATCATCAGTCACACGCACCCAACGCTCTGCGGTCCAGAACTGACGGATGCGATTCCAGATTGCGCGAAATAGGCGAATGTTAAAGTGACGCAGGTTATCAAGCAGCGGTGCCATTTCGGTCATGCCGCCTTGCTGCAATGCCAGGATAGCACGGCCCGATTGGTCCTCTCCGGATTTGCCCTGCATCGTTGCGTTAGGCCCAGTTAATTGAATGGCCTGCTTTGCCTCTGCCAGCAAGTTGAAGTGCCCCGCCGCCATGTCTCCAGTGCCGATGATTTCAACCTCGCCAGACTCACCAACAAACACGCCATCAGGCCGCGACATTTCGGCGCGTATCGCCTCTGCCTTCAATCCAAGGTTGTTACTAACGCGCACCTGACGGCTGTTCGACAAGTGTAGGAATTTGCTGCGGCGTTTGTTCACCTCGTCCTGCAAGCTAATCCAGTGGCGCACAGGGCCATAACGGTCATTGTCGCGGTCCACATAGGCAGACTGCAATATCATGCCGTTCTCGGGCTTACCTTCATCATCAAGCCAAGGCGAAGGCGCGTAAGGCTCCAATTCACCGGCTAGCGTAAAGACCGAGCGATACCAGCCATCGGCTTTCTTGCAATACATCGTGACGATACGGACGCGCTGGCGCTTGCTATCGGCCCAATGCGTCCATTTCGGCTTGTCGTCATAGGTTTCCGTTATCGATGACGATGACTTACTGACAGTCGCCTCAATCGTTGCGTCCTGCCCCTGCCAGCGGCCCTTTGCCTCTGCGACGTCCATCCATGTTACAAAGCCCATATACATGGCGTCGCTGTAGTCATGCTGGCAGCTATGTGGGTCAGTGAATATCCGGTCCCATGACAAGCCAACAACTTTCGGGTCAATACCGTCTTTCGTTTGATGCGCGATGACCTCAACGCCGCCAAAGCCTTCGACAAGCATATTCTGGAATACCATCGAACGCTTGACGTCTAGGTTCTGGTCGTCCGCTACATAGCGCAGGGCATCGGTTGCCGCCGTGGCATCATCCTCATGTGCCGCCGTGCGTTGATATGCTTTCGGGTCAGTGCGTGTCTGACGTTCAAGACCGCATAGATAGTCAATCTTGGGCTGAATCAGGTTCTCGATAACAATCGGCTGCTTGCGCTTCTTAAGTGCCTTTATTTCGGCGTCGGTCAGTTGCCGCCCGTCATAATAATCACGCGCACGTTCGGATTCGGCGCGAGCGTCTTGGCTGGCCTCTTCGGCTTCCTCAAACTTGCGAACAAGGTCAGTTAGTGTGTCCATCCGACCTCCTAAATCGTTTTCCAGTCATCGGCGTCATCACCGGAAGGCCAATAACCGTCCCTGCGTTCACGCTTTTGCTCTTCATGTGGCTTGTATCCGGTGCGCCGCAGCTCCTCTAAGGCATACCGCAGCGCATCGATTGTGTGGTTGTTCTTGTCGCCTAGCACCGGCAGAATATCGCCTGTGTGATCGTCAACCTTGTATGCGAATAGCGTCAATTCTTCGATGACATGAACGCAGCGCGGGTGCACGATGATGTCAAACGACTTAAGAAACTCAATCCCGTCCTCAATCGACCCCTGCCCCTTTAGAGCGGAGATAATCCGAAAGCCTTGGCGCTTCATGTAGCTAACCGTTTCGGGCCGTGCGCTATCAGCCCTGATTAGCCACTCGTCTGCGCCTTCAATCGTCTTGAACAGCTTTGGCAGATGGTCAATCTCGCAGCCGACTTCATACGCCTCATAGTCCACATACAGCTTGCGGCCATCGATATGGCTGCGAACCAATACAGTCGGGTCAATCGCAAAGCCCCAATCTGCGCCAAATCTATGGACAGCATCGCTTGGCGTCTCGAACTCCTCAACCTTCCAGTTGCGAAACACTCTCGCTTCGCTGTTCAACGAGTAATGACCTCCCCAAACATGCGCCCACTTGTCGGGGTCGCGCCGTGCGTCATCTTCTTGCTCGTCGCGCAAATCATCCGGCAGATACGGGTTGTCGTTCCAATTGACTTCCACAACAATTGCATTGCGCGGCGGGCTTTCACCCCTTAGCAACACATCAACCGGATCGGATGGCTTGCCGGGGTTCCAGCTAAACCATAACTCACTACCAATCTTGCGAAGCGTGGGTCGCAGTAAGTCTAATGACCGCTGGCTTAGGCTCTGCGCTTCCTCAACCCATGCAACGTCAAAACCTTCCAACGACTTGATGCTGTCTGCCGTGTGGTTCTGCATCCCCTGGAACATGATAACACCGCCACCGGGTGTTTTTATCTCTGCCTCGAGTATCTGGAACAGATGCCCGACACCCAAAACCCTAATCTTGTCCTCAACCAACAGCTTGACGCTGTTCTTTAGCGACTTCTGCACCTCTCTCACACATGCTGCCCGGAAGCCCTTGTTTGTGGACGCCTTGACAACCAGCATTTCAGCAAATGCATGCGACTTGCCAGAGCCGCGTCCGCCATAAGCGCCCTTATATCGTTTCTGCTGCCAAAGTGGCTTGAATACTGCCGGTGGCTGTAAAAGCCGCCTAGAGGAATTGAACGTCAAAGCCTGTGAAGGCAATCGGGTTGTC